ATCAATGGCGAAGTTCGGTCAGGGCTTGGCGGTTTTGGTGGGCACACAAATCCAAATTATACGTTCCATCCCTACGATTCATCAAAAATTAACGAATCTTTATCGCAACTTGGCGAATTATTCCGTCAAGATGCAATGATGGGGGCGCATTCAAGACCATTTGAAGGAAGTTTCCCGTCCGGTGTCATTAGAGTTCATATGCCAAAAGGCGTTTCAGCAGATGAAGCGCACGCGGTGTACAAGCACTTGAACGATTTGGGCCTTGCAGATGGCCATTCGACCAATACCGAAAACGGAACAATGGATATTTTGTCCGGAGATGGTAAAAAACAAACCATTAATAGCGCAAAAGCTATTGATAAAGCGTTAGGTGGAAGGTACGATGTCTGGTCGTATCCGACAAATATTTCATTTCCAGAACATGGAGAAAATTATGGCATATCTGGGACACAGGCCAGCGAATCATCCAGACCACCCGCATCTAAAGCCCACAGTGATCTTCAAGCCAAAGCATCCGCAAGACTCCAAGAGCTCCTTGAAGACGCACACGGGCAGGGTGGTGGCTACCAAGGAAAAGTAAGTTTTGGGGATACATTGGCTCAAGGCCAACCGCACCCCGACACATTGCCTGCGCTTTTGCCAAAAACGGTAAGGGGCAATAGAGATCCGCAACCGATTGAAGAACCGCGGCCTGACATTGCTCCTACATCGCATTCCCAAGAAAACCTTGAACGGATTTCTACGCAAATGTGGAAAGACCACCCCGCAAGTGGTGGGGAAGAACTTTCTGGGCCTGAAGCGTTTAACCGTATTACTGATTTTCATACAAAAAATCTGCTTGCTCTTTGGGACGCAACACCCCAAGCGCAACGTCAGACAAGCCGTTTTTGGTATAGAGCCGCGCATGCGTTAGGCAACGCCTATGCAGAAGATCATAATATTACGCCGCGTGCGGCGCATGGTATTATGGCCGTTCTATCTCCGCAAAACCCGTGGGATAAAAACGTCACACAAGCCGAACGGTTGATGGACATTTTGCACCACCACATGGATACTCCGTGGACAAACGGCATGTCGGAAGTTGTTCAAACAGGCGGTAGCACTGGTAGGGGACTTCCAGCCGACAAAGGAACAATGGAGACTGGGCCGCATAATTGGTCTGACATTGAAGGGAAAACGCTCCGCGATGTCCTTTCTGGTGCTCATGGCCAAGCTAAAGCCGCAATGTGGATCCGAGCTTTTGACGAAGCGCACAACCCAACAGAGTATCAAGCAGTTGGTCCAACGGGCGAATTCCTTGGAACCCAGATGAACAAAAGCGGATCTGCTCCAGATACATCGTCATGGAACAGTTACAACCCAATTCGGAAAGCAATCAGCATTTGGTTTGATCCAAGCCGAGAAAACATTAACCAAAACATTGGCGACAATCACAAAGTTCGTGAATTTTACAATGTCATTACAAATCCTCATGATCCAAACGGGGTGGTGATCGATACGCATGCTGTCGCCGCGGGTGAGCTATTGCCTCACGGATCCTCTGCTAAGGCCGTACACCGCAACTTTGGGTCTACGCCTGGTGTGGTAGGAAAAGCGTATCTTGAGCGCATTGGAACGCCTTGGGTAGAAGGAGAAAGCCCAAGCCGGACAACAGGCTCAAGTGGGGCTAAGGGCGATTATCCTGTGCATGCGGAAGCTGTACGGCGTGCGGCATGGGCTCGTGGTGTTCACCCATCTGAAATGCAATCAGTGACGTGGGAACGTGTCCGGCAATTGTTTTCGGATAAAGGTCCAGAAGCGCAACGTAGGGCGCGTGCAATATGGCAACGCCACGCAAACGGCGAACTGACCCAAGATCAAGCCATTAATGAAATTATAACGCAATTTGGCGGGGAAAACGAACGTTCTGCTTCATGGCATGGGACGCAACAGGGCGCGACGGGACTAGGCAATGTTAGAACTGGTTCGTATGTCCGGCCTATGAATATCACATCTGAAAGTCCTGCCGTTAAAAGGTACAACCGACAGATTGAACCTACGGAAGACGGGGAAGAATTTAAAAGTGGCGGCGAAGTCGAGCCAACATTCCACGAGAAGCTCGCCAAGCATCAGGAAAACTACATTCCTCACGACGATCCACGCCGTGGGGAGAGCTTGGCTGAGTTCCACAAAGACGCGCACCCAGACTTAAAGAACCCTGACGGATCTCCGAAGGTGTTTTATCATGGTACTCGCGCTTTATATCAACAATCTTTACAAGATTACGGTCCAACGCCAAATTTCCAAGAGTTTGACACCAAATCCAGTGAAATGGGCAGTCATTTTGGGTCAAAAGAACAAGCGAGTGATTTTACCGGATCCGAGCTCGAGCAACGTGGGCACATGTACCCTGTTTACCTGAACATCAAGAATCCAATTCGTTTGCAAGACAACGGTTCGTTTTCTGCTCGGCGAGTTAAAGCTCAGTTACCTGAAGGCATGGTGGGAGAAACCAGTGGTTATTCTTTCCCGCAAGAAGTTGTTCAGAAAGCATTAAAAGAACACGGCCACGACGGCATTGTTTACTTAAACCGTCGCGAAGGTTTGAATGACTATGGCAAACGACCAAATCCGGAAGATCTAAGCCACCTTGGCGACGATGCATTTAAAAAGATTTATCCAGAGGCGCAAGACAGCTACATTGCTTTTGATCCGGAACAGATAAAATCTGCGTCGGGCAATCAAGGCACGTTTGATCCGTCAAAACCAAAGATGAACGAAGCCCGTGGTGGATTTATTCATCCGGTTCGTGCAATATCTGGTTTCCACATTGATACGGGCAAGGTTGGCCAACCTATGTTCACGGGGAGACTGTGATGGATACAGCAATTCACAAGGGTAAACCATTTTGGTCTGGTGTGTTTGACGCTAACGACGGGTTTATCCGTGAAGTGCATCCTTACAAACGGGCTAAGGCCGCTGATTTCCATCATTCGTATTATGTTTCTTCTCAATCGCAAGATGCCATGAAGCAAGGTGACGCGGGGTTCTTTTGGGTTGATCCGGATGGGTCAGTGAATACTGATTGGCGGGAAGGCAAAGCCCCAAAGCATATTGTTGACGCCATACAAGATCAGATAGAGCCCATACCCCACAAAGACAACGGCGGCGGTGTAACGGATCCAAATACAGATGTGCCTCCTTCCCCAGGTGAAAGCCCAATACCAGAAGGCAATGTAAGACTGTATCATCAAACGGCTGCGAGTAATATTCCAAGTATTTTAAAGAATGGAATAACTTTTGAAAATGCCAAAGGTATAGAGGGGCCAAAAGCTATTTATGCAGATGAAAAAGGTTTTTATGGAAAGCCTGGAAAAGTTCCTACTATTGAATTTTCAATTCCTAAAGAAAGATGGACGCACCCGCCATTTGTTTTGGGAGACGTTAAACCATCAGAAATTGTTGCTGCGCATTTGCCGTGGCATGAAACAGTGCGTTATTTAGAAGAATTCCCAGACCAAATTAAACGCACACTTCAAGGTGAGCATGATAATTTAATGGACGGCAGTGGCTCAAACGAAGACAAGGCTGTTAGGTATATAAAACAAAAATACAAACCCCACAAAGACAACGGCGGCAGTGTAACTCTTTATCACGGAACAGGTAAAACTATTGATAAGTTTAAACCGCACACATATTTTGCCACTGCGCCTGAAACATCAAAAAAATATGCCACTTATCGTAGGGGGCCAAATCCTCAAACTTATCGCGTTGAGGCTAATTTAACTCGCCCTGCAAAAATGGCGGATTATCGGGCAGCAAAAGAAGAGCTTGGTAATTCTGCCGTTAATGAAGATGTGTTTTCATATCTTCAATCAAAAGGTTTTGATCACTTTATACCTTACAGCGGTGAAGTAGTTGTTTTTGATCCGGAAAAAAGCACAAAACCAAAATTTGACAACGGCGGCGGCATCACCGCGTACCAAGGCGGCCCTCACTCTGTTGGTGAGGAAGGTTTTCTTGACGAGAAGATCGGAACTGGCGAGGGCGCACAGGCTTACGGGCACGGGCATTATTTTGCTGAAGCGGAGCCTGTGGCGCAAGGGTATAGGGATGCTCTTGTTCAAAAAAGAAACCCTACAACATCAATAAATGACCTTATTGGCCAAATGTCAAAAAATAGCCCTGAGAGTAGGACGCCCAAAAATATACAGTGGTATATGAAGCAAGACCCAATGCTGTCCCCACATGCGGATGATAAAGAAGTTGTTGGGCATATATCAGAGGCTTTGAATGGTCAAAATGCGGACGGATCTGTCTCTGAATCTGCAATTGATGCGTATGGGAAATTAACAGATAAATTTGGCCGAAATCACAAAGGCCACATGCACGAAGTCAGCATCAACGCACACCCTGATCATATGCTTGATTGGGATAAAACTATTGATGAGCAGTCAGATTATGTAAAAAATGCTTTAAATAAAACAGAGTGGTGGCCTTGGACTGAAGAAAGAATTGAAGACCGTGCGGGTAGGCATGGCTCGAACCCACAAGGCCGTCACTTGTACGAGGATCTTGTTGAAGATTATTCGCCGGAGGAGGCAAGCAAATTTCTTCAAGACTCTGGCATCCACGGCATTCGTTACCTAGATGCAAATTCACGCTCCAAAGGCGAAGGCACCCGAAACTACGTTGTGTTTGACCCTAAGCGCGTTGATATTAAACGTCGGTATAAAGACGGTGGCGATGTAGATGATGATGGCGGCATCACGGCGTATCACGGGTCACCGCACGACTTTGATGAGTTTGACACGTCAAAGATTGGTGGCGGGTCTGGCGCACAAAATTTTGGTCACGGTTTGTATTTTGCCGAGCATGAGCCTGCGGCAGAAGGATATCGTTATTCATTGCAACAACTTGCAAATGTTATGGTGGGCAAAGAAGACGCTAACCAAATTAACAAAGGCCACATGTACGAGGTTAATATCAATGCTCATCCCGATCATATGCTTGATTGGGACAAGACGTTAAGTGAGCAGAGCCCACATATTGTTAAAAGCATATTTGACGCACGAAAAGATAACCCAACGCTTTTTAACGTGTTTAAATCACACTATAATAAAAACTCAACGGGTATGGTTTTTTATCAATCGTTGGCAACTCATCACCCTAATGGATATCAAGGGGCAAGTGAATTTTTGCAACGTTCTGGCATTCACGGCGTCAAGTATCGTGATGTAACTCGCCAAGGTATGAAAGACGAAAAGCCAACTACCAACTACGTTGTGTTTGACCCCAAGAACGTGGACGTGAAGCGGAAGTATGAGCAGGGCGGCGAGGTGCTCCACCACGGCGGTCGCATTGGCTACGACTACGGCGGCGACGTTCGAACTGGCGATAACCCAGGCGGTGCGGCAGACGCAAATCGCCCTGCGGCAACCTCCTCCTACGCCGAGCATAACTTGAACGCTGGATCTGGCACCCAGACCGCGGGACCAAGTAGCGACAATCGCCCCGACAACCGTCCCGACAACAGCAATGATCGTTTCAACATTGGAGGCGGCAACGCACCAATGCCTCCTCAGCGCGGAGACGATAGTTTCTTTGGCAACATGGGCGGCAACATCGGTTCTGTTTTGGGCGGACTTGCCTTCGGGCCACTTGGTTCAATTGGCGGCAGATACCTCGGCAACCAATTCAATCAGCCTGACAATTCGCGCTTTGAAGCAAAGAATGATGAGTTCGGCAATCCTATTGGCAACAGCGGTGGTTGGTTGGATTTCTTGGGTAACTCGGGAAACCCTCCGGCCCCAATGACCAGTGACAATAGGCGGGATCCAATTAAACGAAAACGCAGAATTTTAATGCCGGACGGAACCTATCAGGAAGTTGAAGAAGGCATGAAATTGGGTGGCGTTGCAAAATCGTACAATCGGGTTCATAATTCTAAAATTGTTGAGCATGCTCTTAGCAAAGTCGGTGTGTCGCTGCATACGCGCCGTCCCCCCTCATGATTGCAGCAAACGGGGACGCCCGTACTAACTCCTTGGAGAATACCATGTCAGAGACTGCAAAAACCGCTCGCGCCGCGATGAAGGCAAAGGCAAAGCGTTTGGCAAATGACTCAAGCCAGAAAGTTGATTCGTCAACTTGGTCACCATCTGAACCCTTGAACACCGATGTTAAGACGGGCATGCGCCCTCTCAGCAGACGGGCGTATAAAAAGGGTGGCAAAGTCGTTGGCAAAGCCGATGGCGAAAAAGCAGAGTTTCGTGCGGATCGCAGTTCACGTTCAAAGCGGTATCTGACGCCAGACAATCTGATCAACCGCGATCAGAAGATGGCGAATGAAGTTCGCGAAGGCGGCATGGCTCACGTTGGCGGATTGAAGCATGGCGGCAAAGCCAAGAAGTTCGGCGGTGGCCCGATCGGCGAGAACCCAATCAATCAGCAGAACCAAATGATGGGTCGTGCTGCAGGGGCGATGAAGAAGGGCGGAGCTGTTCGCAAAGCGAATGGTGGTATGCGTTCTGAGGGCACAGAGTATGCTAAAGCCGAGGGCAAAATGTACGATTCGTTTAGAAAAACATCGGACGCCGAAAAAGTTGCTGATAAAATGTATGCTCGTCGCGAAGACCCTGCTGTTTATGAGATGGCTAAAGAAGACATTAAAAAAACAATTGGGCCAGCTTTGGCAGCTCAGGCGGCAGAACGTCGTGCTCATCAAGAAACCGGATATGGTTTAAAGAAGGGCGGTCGCACGAAAAGAGCGAGAGGTGGCCGCGACGATAGCAGCATGTACACGCCTGAATACTTTAAGGGCAAACACTACGACCTTTTCCGTGGTTGGCAGAATGCTGAACCTGAAGCCCCCGCGACGGCACCTGTTGTCGCGAAGAGGCCAATCGTTTCGGCCAAGCCAAAGCCGCAAGCCTCTCCGATGATGGATCTTCGCGCAAAACGTATGTCACAAGACAAGGATGTCGGGGCTGTCCGTGACATAATAAAGGGAGAAATGTTAGATCAACAATATGATGAAGAAAACGCACGCAGAAACGAACAAGTTCGCAAAGCTCAGGAATCAAACCCAAGCGACTTGGTTGGATCGATGGCGCAAAAGCGCGGCGGCAAAGTCAAGTTTGAAGGCTCCGCAAAGGATCAGGCCCAAGACAAGAAGCTCGCGGCCAAGCGCGGCATGACTATGAAGCAGTGGGAAGCGTCGAAGGCTGATGACAAGCACGACTCGCAGAAGTCGATGAAGGGGTTGGCCAAAGGCGGTCGCTCTAATGATGATTCTGCTTTTGAAAAGCCTCTTCTTCGTTTGAAGAAAACGGTTACTGGTTCAAATCCCGCTAAATCTTCAAAGATTTACAAGGATATGGATTACAATGAATACCGTGTCAGGCATTATCAGGACGGTAAGCATCTTGAGAAAGCCGATTACTTTGCAAGCGACATGGATGAAGCGAACGATACCGCAAACGAGTTTGTCAATAAGAACCGTGGCGGTCGTACCATGAAGTACGGTGGTGGCGGTGTGTTCTCAGGCAACTCAACGACCAAGATACCTGGTGTTGTTGGTGGCCGTGAGGCTCACGCCAAGGGCGGTAGGACAAAGGGTAAGGGCAAAACGCACATCAATATCATCATTGGTGCGCACGGTGCTCCCGCGGGAGGCGGCATGATGCCAAACGCTCCTGTGCCAGCTCCAATGTCTCCTAGAACGCCTCCAATGCCTCAAGGTGGTCCTCCTATGCCTCCTATGCCACCTCCAGGCATGATGCCTCCAGGCGCGGGTGGTCCTCCAATGCCTCCTCCAGGTATGATGCCTCGCAAAAACGGTGGTCGCACCATGCATGTAATCGATCATGCCGCGGGTGGCGGTCTTGGTCGCAAGGAAAAGATTAAGGCGTATGGCGGCAACTAATTTATCTGAGCGTCCTCCCACGTTTAGGTAAAGAAGGGTCGGGTGCTTCATCCCCTCTGGGCACCCGATCCTGAATAAAACAGAGGGGAATTTCATAAACCAGAGGGGTCTGGATGATTACTACATCAACTGGTCAATTCCAGCATGAGTTTAAAAAGCTCATAAAAGAGGAATACGAAAGATTGAAAGACAATATTGCAACTGGTTCTGCGGTGTCTTTTGAAGATTACCAACGCGCAATTGGCAAAATTCATGGTCTGGCGGCAGCACTTGAATTTCTTGAAGAAGCCAAAGACTTGGTTGATGGCAATAAAAAGAGGGAATCATAAGATGCCCCCGATGATTATGAACCACGATCAGGATCCTAAACAAGAACTTATAGAAAACGTAGGAGACATTTCGGACATTGAAATGTTTAACACGCAAGTTCTTGTTGCAATCTATGTTCGTCCTCAAAAGACCAAAAGTGGCATCATTTTAACCGACAAGACGATTGATGAAGATCGTTATCAGGGTAAAGTTGGCCTTATTCTCAAAAAAGGTCCGGATGCTTTCATTGATAGCGAAGGAAAGTGGTTTGCGAACGCTTCTTTCTCGGTGGGAGACTGGGTTGTTTTCCGTCCTTCCGATGGTTGGGCGGTGTCTGTAAACGGCCAACCTTGCCGGATCCTCGATGATGTGAGCGTCAAAATGCGCATCAAATCGCAATCGCCTGATAAGATTTGGTAAGGAGCCAAAATGCAAAAGCAGCAAGAACTTGATCTTGAAGTTGATTTGGAACCTTTGGATTCTGAGAAAGACAATGACGTAATCATTGTCGATGAGCCCGAAATTTCTAAAAAAGACGAATTGTCCGCAGAAGATGGCATTGCAGACCTCAAAGCAAAGCTCGAGGCGGAGAAAACAGCCCGTATTGACGCTGAAAATAGGCTCAGAACAGCTTCGCAAGAGGCTTTTCAAGCTAAAACAGACGTTGCAGACACGAATGTTCGTTTGATTGATAATGCAATTGAGACGGTTAAGCGCAATTCGGAGATTTTAAAGCAGAATCTCCGCGATGCGATGGCGGCGGGTGACTATGACTCCGCGGCTGATATCCAAACAAACATGGATCAGGCCAGATTTGACCTTCGTGAGCTTCAAACTGGCAAGCAAAGGTACGAATACGAGGCACAAAGACAAGCTCAAGAGCCAATACGGCACGCGGATCCTGTGGAATCGCTTGCCTCAAGCCTTACGCCGAGGTCCGCGGACTGGGTTCGGTCTCATCCAGAGTATGCACGCAACCCAACCCTCTACGATAAGATGGTGAAGGCTCACGGCATTGCCATAGCAGACGGTTTACAGCCTGATACGGACGATTATTTCTCGCATGTCGAGCAAACTCTTCGTATTGCGCCAATATCCCGTGACGAACCACAGGAATCGGCGTTGTCCGCGGCGGCGGCACCTACACAACGGCGTTCTGCGCCTCCCGCCGCACCTGTTTCGCGTTCTGGAGGCACTTCGGCAACAAGACCTGGCGTTGTGAGCCTGTCGAGAGCGGAGCGCGAAGCCGCACGAGACATGGGAATGAGCGATCGCGAGTACGCCAACAACAAACTTGCCCTCGTCAGAGAAGGCAAACTGTAACTTTTAGGAGGATATTATGAGAACAGCTAAAGATTTGGAACGTCCGGACATGCGTGCTCCAGAGATTCGTACTGAAGATCCACGGGCTCGCGCCGCCAAGCGTGCGGCTGAATTGCGGGATCACATTGGTGATTTGGACGAGGGACAAGATAAATTTTCTACTCCTCCGGCTCCTGAAGGGTGGTCTTACGAGTGGAAACGCCGCACTGTCATGGGTTGGGAGGATCCTACCTACATGAGCATGATGGCTCGGACTGGTTGGGATCCTGTTGACGTAAGTCGGCACCCAATGATGATGCCAAAAGGCCATTCAGGCGCGATCGAACGCGAAGGCATGGTGTTATGCGAGCGTCCGGCGGAAATTACGCAAGAAGTTCGTAACATCGATTACAAGAACGCACGGCAACAGGTTCGGATCAAGGAAACACAGCTTGATTCAACAAAAGGTCTATTGGCTCGAGATGATTCTCGCATTGCTCCAAAGATCAAGAATACCTATGAACCTATGCCAATTCCTAACGATTAACGGCATAAATTAAAGGGGGCACCTGCCCCCTTTTCTTTTCTAAAAAATAGTCTATTATACGTGTTGCTCTCCCCTCGGTGTGGGAGATTCGATTTTGTCCCGTTTCACAGTCGCCTCGGTGTGCGATGATGGAAACTCTCTGAGAGGAGAATCCCGTCATGGCAAACACTGCTGCCTATTTCGGTTTTACACAGTATCAGGGTGGTGCAGGCGGAGCTCCGACTTTTGCACAGTCGGCTCGTCGAATCGCTTCTGGTAACACGACACCTATTTACACTGGCGACCCCGTAATGCCTGTTGTTAGCACTGCTAACGGCTACATCACTCAGGGTGCCGCTGGTACAACCCGTCTTGATGGTATCTTTGTCGGTTGCAAATACCTCAACACTTCACTTGGTCGCACAGTTTGGTCGTCTTATTGGCCTGGTTCTGGAGCCACTGGTGACGTAGAAGCCTACGTCATTGATGATCCAAACGCACGGTTCCTTGTTCAGACGAGCTTTGCTGGCGCACCGATGACTGGCACAGCAACCACGATGACTTCGGGCATCATTGGTCAGTATGCACAGTTTACAATCGGTTCAGGCAATACCTCGACAGGTCGTTCAGGTGCATACCTTTCGTCCGTTGCTACAACCGTCACGTTCCCATTCATTGTTGTTGATTACCAGATTAGCGGTAACAACGGCGGTGATCCAACAACCCAGTACTGCAATGTCATCGTAGGATTCAATAACGAAATCTTCCGGTCGAACGGTGCAGGCCCAACTGGCATTAGCTGAGGAGTAAGGTATCATGGCTGTTAATCTCTCACAGATCCGAGACCTTCTCCTCCCTGGACTTCGGGGCGTAGAAGGCAAGTACGAGATGATCCCATCTCAGTACGACAAGATTTTCACTAAGCACGATTCAAAAATGGCTCTCGAGCGTACCGCTGAAATGCGTTACCTCGGCCTTGCGCAGCTGAAGACCGAAGGTGGTCAGACTGCATTTGATTCGGGAGCTGGTGAACGGTTCATCTACAACCAAGAGCACACTGAAATTGCTCTCGGTTATGCGATCACCCGCAAGGCGATCGATGACAACCTCTACAAGACTCAGTTCCAACCATCAAACCTCGGCCTGACGGAATCTTTCCACCAGACCAAGGAAATCTATGGCGCGAACGTCTTGAATACGGCAACGACCTACAACGCTTCAATTGGCGGTGACGGTGTAGCACTTTGCTCCACGGCTCATCCGATCGATGGTAGCACGGTTGCAAACACCCCAACCACTCAGGTTGATCTCAATGAAGCAACGCTCTTAAACAGCATGATTGCTATTCGGACGAACTTCAAAGATCAGGCCGGATTGAAGGTGTTTGCACGCGGTCGTAAGTTGGTTGTCCCTCCTCAGTTGGAGCCTGTTGCAATCCGTCTGACAAAGACAGAATTGCGCCCAGGCACGGCAGATAATGATGTTAATGCCCTGCTTTCAACGGCTGGTGGACTCAGCGAAGGCTACATGGTCAACGACTTCTTGACCTCGGCTTACGCATGGTTCTTGCTGACCAACATCGATGGTCTGTCGTACATGGAACGTGTAAAGTTCGAAACTGATCTTCAGGTAGACTTTGTCACTGACAACCTGTTGGTTAAGGGTTACGAGCGTTATTCTTTCGGTTACTACAACTGGCGTTCGATCTTCGGCTCATTCCCAACCTCGTAATCAAAAGGAGACTGCAACATGGCTATTTCAGCATTCTCTGGTCCCGTAATCTCCTTTGGTCAGAACACCATTGGAAACGTGACGGATTACAACCCACAGCTTGGCCCATCCCTCTTTTGGGGTGGGGTAGGCCGGATCGACCCTCGTCCTAACTTTAACTACGTCCCAGGCCAAAACTTCGGTGCGTTTACCGCTGGTTTTGCAACCTCGGACACACAGACCATCAGTGCCGCTCCTTACGCTCTCGGTTCTGCTGCAATTGCAGCAGCCGCAGCAACTACGGCCAACACAGCGATGACACTTGTTTCGACAAACTCGACGACAACAGGTGTTTCGGTTAACGCATCGTGCATCAACTACAATACTGGTTCAACGGTGACTGGCCTTTTGTTGCTTGATGGTTTCACATCCTTCACGGGTGTGGTGGCAAGTAGCATCCTGACAGCATCGTCCGTGACTGGGGCGATTACGATCGGGATGACACTGACTGGAACTGGCGTAAATTCTGGTACTACCGTGGTGAACCAACTTACTGGTCCTCCTGGTGGAGCCGGAACTTATACTGTTCAAGGTGACGATACTGTTGGTTCCACAACGATAACGGGACAAGCCGCCTTGGGACCAAACGCTTTTGGTCAGCCCTTCGGCGATACTAATTCCGTTTATCTCTGGAACCCACAGGCTCTTGTTGCTCGGGCGGTCAGTATTGTTCCAGTTTCTGGCACATCAACGGCAGCAGTTATCTTTACTGTTTCTGGTTACGACATTTATGGCGTACCAATGAGTGAAGCAATTACTGTCCCGACAAGCACGACGACAGCGACCACGACCAACGGCAAAAAAGCATTTAAGTATATTGCTTCTGTGACACCTAACGTTACAAATGCAATTACTTATAGCGTTGGCACAACTGATATCTTTGGTCTCCCACTTCTCTCTAATTTCTTCAGCGATTTAGCCATAAACTACAACGCTGCTGGGATTACAGCGAGTACGGGATATGTTGCGGCAGTGACCACAAGTCCTGCAACAACAACCACAGGTGATGTTCGTGGAACCTACGCCGTGCAATCTGCGACAGACGCAGCAAAACGGCTTGCCATTCGTCAGTTTGTTCTTCCAGCCAACATGGGTTCCACCACGGGCCTGTTCGGTGTAACTCAAGCATAAGGATTAGGGCCATGAAGGGTCATAAGGGTAAGATGAATTCCCCTAAGAAAGGGAATTTTGCAATGGATATGGCTCCATCCGACGCCTATGCTGGCGGATCCAGCAACGTCGTGAAGGAAGCCAAAGCCAAGAAGCATGGCGGTAAGGCAATGGGCATGAAGGCGATGCACCGCGCTGATCGTATGCCACGCAAGGCAGGTGGGCGCACAGGTTCGAACATGAACCCACTCTCGTCTGCCGCTAGTGGAACGGCTCCAAAGGGCCGCTCTGGTCTTGAATGCTAAAAAGTCGGGGGAGCTTCGGCTCCCCTTTCTTCCATTAGGAGGTTTGCATGACCGCGGCATGGACACGATCTGAAGGCAAATCTCC